ATCCTTTTCATCTTCATAAAAACCAGGAGTATCGATATATTCTTTACCCATTATCTTTCTAACTGCTCTTTCTGGCATAGCATCGATTTCCTTTAAAAATGCTTCAAAATCTTCAGTATTTTTAAAAGATTTAGCTTCATTAACCTCTGATTCGCTTAATGAATTTCTTAGACCACAGTGCACGCATTCTACCGTTCCGTCCTTATCAATTTGCTTATATAAATGTCCTTTTTTATTATTACACTTTGGTTCGGCTGATTCAGTAACTTCTTCTGATTCTTTAATTACTGGATATTTTTTACCGTTAAATTCAAATTCTTCAGCATCTTCTTCAATAGCCTTAGCTCTAGCTCCTAAAAATGCATTACCTTCTGTTACGTCAGTAACTTCACTTTCAAACGTAGAATTAAAACATGCAATAACTGCTTCTGCTTCTTTAACATATTTAAGAGAATCTAAGTATAATGCTGTTCCTTCAGCAATACCTAAACCAGAAAAGCCGGCTGCACCAGAAATAAGAGATGCATTATCATCTAAAATAGATGCTACTTTACCAACAGGTATTTTAATTTCTGTTTTATTTAATTCCATTGGCTTAATAAAAACAGGTTGAAGCTTTGCTCCTTTAATAGACTTTCCGCACGCTGCTGATTCTCTATGAAAATTAGCATCTGTTAATGCAGAAACCATTAAGGATTTGATTGCTCCTAAATGTAAACCTGCAAATCTCCTATCAGCTAATGCTGGATATTTTTGGAAAAATTTAGTGTATGCTGTTAAAACTTTTTTAGCGTCTCTTCTACCAGTAACTATTACTGCTTCTGAAATGTTTATTGATTCTTCAATAAATTCTGCTAAACCAGGATCATCCCATCCTAATTCACCGTCAGCTAATACTGCTTCAAGATCTTTTCTTTTTCCTTGCATTGTAATTTCAGGATGTCCACTTGGGCCTGATTTTACAGTGTCAATTACTTTAACTTTATTCTTTTTTAAGAATTTTAAGAAATCTTTATCATCAGGGTTTATTGCGTCCATAACAACAGTTGCTTCTGAAACCTGTTCAGAATCTTTAGATTCCATACCCGGTCCTTTTACTTCTCCGAATATAATTGCAGAAATAGCTTGTGATAAATCATTACCATCGATGTCTCCTGCTTGGAACATATCCAGATGCATTTTAATTTCTTTTTTAGAAACTTTTGTTTTATCTCCTTCTTTAACTAATCCGAACGTTTTTTCTACTAATTGATCTCTAACTTCTTCGTCTAAGTCTTCAAAAGATGTTATTTCCATTTCATCTAATATTTTACCTATTCTTTCTGTTAGCTCTAATCTTTTAGCTTGATTTTCTTGTTGTAGTTTATCAGCATTTTCAGCCTCTCTTACTTCAGAAAAAGTTTGAAAAGAACTGATTTTATTCATTTTTGCCATTTTTATAAATTTTATTTATTTTATTTACGTATATCTTATATATCTCCTTCAAAATTGACTATTTTAATATTATAATCAAACTTTTCTTGTTTATATATTGCCTGGCGAGCTTTACCATGTTTATATAGATAATTATCCCACTCTTGCGTTCTAATGTCGTCAACAAAGTCGATTATTAAAACCTTGTCCTTTGATTCATGTTGCCTTAAACCACGTCCTATTGATTGCCTGATAATCACTTCACTTTTAAAAGATTCCGTAAAGAATATGTTGTGTATTTTTTTAATCGAGATCCCTGTTGAGAAAGTACCATAGGACGCAACGATGACAACTTCTTCACCGGCTTCCATTTTCTTTTTATATTCTTCTCTAATATCAGTATTGGTTCCGCCATCCACATAAAAAACTCTTTTATCGCTTTCTTGTCTAAGTTTTTCATATAATTTTTTACCGTGTTCAATCCTGTGAAAAAGGACAAGGCTATTCCTGGGTACTCTGGAAATAACGCTTGAGATAAAATCAAGACGTGCTTCGTTATTAATAATAAAATTTTGTTCAAGTTGGAAAACATCCTTTCTATCATATTTGTTCTGCGCAAGCTCTTGAAACGCTTGTCTTTGATTTTCTGTTGCATAGTTCATTTGAATTACTTTAACCAAACATTTTGCAATATGTCCTTGTTTTTGTAGAAAAGCCGCTTTGACTTCACTAATAACTGGACCAGTCTGGCTCATAAGAGTTAATTTATCAAGAGATCCATCTTTAGGAATTGTTCCTGAAAGACCAAATTTATATTTTGCGTTAGTACATTTTTGTAATATTGTTTTTATAGATGCGCTTTTTGCTTTGTGAGTTTCATCTACTAAAACAGCGTCAAATTGACTAAAATATTCTTTATCTTTTTTTACTAAAGATTGATATGTACCAATAATTATATTTTTATTACTTTTAATTTTTTTACCTGAATATATCTGTTGAATCTTTAAATTAACTTTATTCATGTAATTATATTCATGAAAATCTTCATGGGCCTGTACAACTAAAGATACGTTAGGTACTATAAATAATATTTTTTGAGCTTTTTTCTTTTCTAGCATATATGCAACAGTCATAAAACTAATTAAAGTTTTACCAGCTGATGTTGCCAACTCCGCTAAACACTTTCTAAATTTAAGTATGTTATATGCTGTTTCTATTTGATAATCTCTTGGAGTTATCTCAGCACCTTTAAAGAAATTAAGAGCCCATTCTTCAAATGCTTCTGCGTTAATATCTGGATCAATTAAACGTTTTATTCCGTTCATTTGAATCTCTATCTTATAATCTTTACAAATTTGTATAACATGCCTCCATAGTCCAGCTGGAATCCATTTGTCATCTTTAATATAAGAGACATAACCATCCCACACTCCTCGTTTTACTAACGGATTAAATCTCCAACTTTCAATTCTTTTTGTAAGGGAGATTGTAATCTGTTCTAACTCAAGTTCAGTAGCATCATCAATTCGTAGAAATTGATTATCATCTGTTAATGTTAGTACCAATTTTCATGAAACTATTTTTTATATTCTTGTCATATCGAGGCGATTCTTTATTGCAAAGCCCATATTGTCAAGAGTTTTTACAGAAGCTTCAATAAAGCTCTTCTGTGTTTCTAATAAATCTAGCAGCTGTCTATCTTCTGCTAAATCCGCTTCAAGAAATCTTTCTCGTTGCTTGTCGGTTAGTTTATAATCGTATTGATAATATTCTATCCACTTTGTTTTATACTTTTGATCAACTGTTGCTTTTTGTGCTCTCATCTTATTAGACATAGATGCAAGCTGTTCTACTAATATTTGTCGATAACTCAATGAGAACGAACTAACCTCTTCAAGGTTTACACCTTTCTTTAAATTAACTGTAAGTTCTTTTATTTTATCAGTCCAATCTAATCTTTGTCTTCCTAGATATTCGTCTAATTTAAGTATTTTATCTTTTAAATCTGCCATTGATTATTAGTTTAAAACAGTTGATTATTATTTTTATTTTTGTGTTTAATATAAACAGAAGTGCTAAGTTTTTTCTTAAACTTAGGATCTGTCATAGTTAATTTAGTTTCCGTAAAATCATATATAGAGCTTTTAAGTTTTAAAAAAGCTTTAATATTTTTTCTACGGTTTCGATCGTGTTCGAATTCGTCAAACTCATGATCTATCATTTCGTTAATTTCTTTATTTGTCATAGGTAAAATGCATCTAGTTTAGAATTACTAAAATATTCAGACAGATTTTTAAGACAATCGTCTTTTAAATAGTATGCTACTCGTACTAGATCATTTAAATCACCTAATTCTTTAGGATATTTATCTCTATTTTCTTTATTAACTCCGTCTAGCCATTTATCGTATTTTAAATCTAGCTTGGTATCATTAAGAAATTTACCCCACATAAATATTTCTTTACCTCTTCGAAGTTTTTGCATCATCTTCTCTTTACCTGTTTTGTCGTTATCAAACATATAACGTATTGTTGGTATTTCATCAAACTCTTCTGTTGATCTACCTGCTGTTGCTAATCCAATACTATTTGACATAAACATTGCGTCAATAGGACCTTCAAACATAGTGACTGTTCTTTGTAAATCAACTCTTAAAATACCAAAGAGTGTTGATATTTTTTTAAGACTTATTAATTCAGTTTCAGATACTCCAAGATCTTTATTCATTTCTTGATATATTTTTTCAATATCATACGTTAGGTATCTTGCGTTTCTATATTTGGAAAGAGCTCTTGTTTGAAACCCTATAACTTTTTTATTAGGGCCTAAATTAAGAACAACCATTCTTTTATCTTTAGGAGAATACATAAAGTTTTCAAGCTTATGAGATAACATTCTCCCTCTTAAGTAAAAATAACCAGGATCTCCTACTTCTATTTCTTTATATCCAAATGTTTTACTTAATTCTTCTCGAGTAGGGGCTAAGTCGTATATCTTTTTAAAGATGTCGTGTTCTAATACTTCTACAGTGTTTGCTTGTATTCTATGTTCCTGTATGAAATCTATAATAGCAATAGAATCTTCTCTATCTTTGAATCCTACGTGATGATCTTTTAATAAAGAATAAACATCTCCATGGGCAGAGCAGTTAAAACAATGAAACTGTAAACTATCCCAATATATATTACCTCTCTTCTTATGTGTATCTGTTGTAGAGTCTCCACAATAAGGGCATGCCAGGCTCAAACGGCCTGGCATTTCCTTAAGCATTCTTTTATTAGGGTCAGTGTGCTCGTTTACTACAACTTGCTTTACTAAGCTTCTAATTTTTTGCTTTAATGTTTCGTCTATCTTAGATGTCGAGGTCATTCAAGAAAGAATCTAGATCATCACTACTATCTGCACTTGTTGATTCTGTTGTTGAAGTAGTTTCTACAACTGGTGTAGATACTTCAACTGGCTTAGATGCCTTTGGCGCAGCTTTAGGTTTTGAAACCACTGCATCAATTGAACCTCCTGGATTTAAGTATTGACGTAAAATTCCGTTTACGAAATCTCTTGCATCTCCATCCCATACTTTATACTCGTAAGGCTCTAATGATGGTGCTGCATCTAATTCAGTTTTAATAACTGACATTGTCTCTTTTGTTCTTTCAGCAGCTTCTCCATTTACTGTGATTGCTGAAGTGCTTGCAGAGAATTTAGATTTATCGTAATTGTTATATTCACCTTGTCTTGTTATAATCAATTCAAAGTTTTTACCTTCGAAAAGGTCAAATACTTGAGTTGGTTCACCAAAAGCTGGCTTTAACTCCTCGTCAATCTTTTCCTTAATCTTATAACCAAACTTATACACTAAGTATTGTCCTTCTAGATCTGGATTTTGAGGGTCTTTAATTACTTTAATAAGAGAGTAGTATTGCTCACGTCTCTTTAATTTTTCACTCATCTTACGGTCAACTGCTGAATCGCTATTTCTTAGTTTGAAAAAAGCTTCTGCAATTGGACAACTTTCGCCAACAGAACTAGGTGAGTCAATTAATCGACCATTACCTGATGCATCTGTTAACCAGTGTACGTATTTTTTAACTAGTGAATTTCTTGGGTTTGCTGGATTAGGAACAAAGCGTACTAGTGCTTTATAAGTTCCATCTTTTCCTTGATCTGCACTCGGCTTGTATAGTACATCCGTTTTAGTGCTTTGTGTGTCGTGTGTTTCAACATCGCTTACGCTTAAGTTGAAAATGTCAAATTCTGCCATTTCTTTAAATCTTTAATTTCGTTAATTTTGTTAATAATCTTTAAATCTTTGATTGTTCGTTAAGGTACCTTTAAAAAACTTTCATTAATTATACAATGAATCTTTAAAAGGTTTCAAAATATAATCTTAAAATATATATCTCTATAATTTTCTATATGTGGATCCTTCTTCATCCATCCATCCATCAGCCTCTGGAAGCTTTATTAATCCTGCTTTTCTTAAAATATTTAGAGCTTCTGCTTCTGATATTCTGTTTTGTGATATCATATCAAACAATATCTCTTTTAATTTTAATAAGTGTGCCGAAGCTATCTTTTTCTTTTCCATTATTTTATTATTTTATTTATTATTATTGAAACTTTTTATCATATATGTAATATAAGCTTAGAGTTTTAAGCCTGAGGGTTAAATAACGTTTGAAGTAAGCTGTTCAAGAAGAAGGCATCGACCAAATCATCAAAAGGTTTTGGGATCTTAGAAACTTCTCCAATCTCATCAACACAATAATTAAATAGTTTAGAGGATGCTAGTTTCTGGTCTTTTATATTATTATCAATAAAAACTTTCCAAAGCATTGTTTTATTCATATTACCTTTACCAGCATGTTTCTTAATAGTTGAAGGTGCTACAGTCTCTAGAGCTTTAACATCTAATTGGTTTAGCATTTCAGCTTTTAGAAGGGCTGCACCTGCTGCCATATCAATAATATTATTAGTTCCCATCTTAGAACCAAAAGAAGTTCCTTCAAAACCAATAATATAATTGTCTTTAGTTTTAGTTATCTTTAATATAATATCAATAAGGTCTTGAGCGGTTCTTGAATATCTTCTAACTTTAGATATTTCAGCACTTGAATAGTTATCGCTTTTATCCCAGTCGGGCTGATAAATTAATGTGGTGTCTTTTAGAAGAGAAATGTCTTCTTGTTTCTTTTGATCTTTTTTAGTTCCTTGTCCTCTTTTAATATAAGACACAAAGTGATATGAATCTTTTGAATCATCGTGAATACAAATACCAGGTGAATTTAAAGAGAAGTCTACTGCTACGTAAATCATTCTTATAGTTTTTTACCGATTGCAGCACCAAGAGCGGCACCAACTAATCGAGAGGTTAGCATTTCATACATTATTCCTTTTTCAATACCTAAGACTTTAGCAACTGCTTTACCAATTGTTTTTCCTAAAGCAAACCCAGTAAGACCTCCAAAAATAGAACCTAATATACCTTCATTAGTCATTTCATTATTAAGTCTTTCAACATCGTATGTTCCATCTTCCTGCTTGTATTCTGATACAAATTCTTCAAGAGCAGAATCTACTTTTTCTTCTAAAGATTCAGTCCACTCCGACTGTAAAGATTCTTGCAATATTTGAAGTTCTGCTTCAGTTGCATTGGCATTTGTCATGTAATCTAAAAATGTTTTCATATAGTATATATCTTAATCAATTTCTAACTTTAAATTAAATTTATTATAATAAAAGTTAATTGTAAATGTGTTAAACTCCGCTATGTTAGAACTCATGTTTAATTCCAGTTCGGTAATTGAGTTCATAATAGGTTTTTCAAATGTAGCACTCATAACATGTATTCCTTCAGCATCTAATATTTGAAGCTTTAAATCATCAATAAATGGAGCTCTAACAGATTTAGAATAGTAATACAAAAGAGTGTCTTGTAAAATCCAATAATTTATATACCCATCTAATAGTTGCAACTCTACTTGAAATTGTCTTTCAATTGTGTTTTGAATAGGTATGGATCCTCTATGATATGTAATAGTACCATCATTTGGTGTTTGTTCTACAGGATCAAATTCAATTCCAGGAATTGCAATACCTTGTATTGAGTAGTTAATAAAATCAATAGGTTCTGTAATTAAATTCCCAGGCATTCTGTTTAAATACTTCCTGTATTTATCAGCCACTTCAACCGGTATAAATTTACGAGGAAATTTAAAGTTAAATAAGTTATTTCTACTGTTTAATATCATTATATAATATTTACTTTACCGTGATATAGAAGAGATTCTGTTTCTCCATTCTTTAAGTTAATATAAAACTTATCTTGATTTATATTAGTATCTTCTTTATCAAATCTTGTTGCGACTGCCTTATTTACTTTAAATAAAACTTCTCCATTTCCTAAATCGATATCTGGGAAAGTAGGGTTGTGGCTAACTTGTTGTTCCACTGCCCCTGATTTAATAATTAAAACAATATCATCAGCATTAACCAAACTTATAGATTCTAAAGAATCTCCAGCTGGTTTAGCAATACTAAATTTAATAAAGTTATCAGACACTTTAGATAAAGTTATTTCTCCTTCTCCATTTTGAGAATAATCAATTTCATTCGTTGACTCTATTTCAGTTCCTTGTAGTGTTATATTAGTAGATCCTGCAACAACGCCATATACATTAATAGCAACTGGCACATATTTAGTTTCTCCTATAACAGGTCTTGATGAGTTAACAAATTGATTAATTTCTCTATTAACTGATGTATTGTCTAGTTTATTGTAAATTACAGTTGGAGAATAATTTCCACTTAAATTTATTTTAGACATTCTTCTACCATATTTCTTAGGCTTATTGTATATTAAAGAAGCTCTTTTTAATATTTGTGTATTATCTGTTTCATTATAAATTCTCATAGATACTTGTAATAAAAAGTTACTACTTACTGAAGAATTTAAAATTACAGGTCTGTATATTAAGTTTTGATCAAAATTTGAAACCTGTGAGAACGTTGATTGATATGTACTTATATAATTTAAACCTATTTGTTCACTAACTTCAACATCATAGAAAACTGTAATGTCATCTGATGTTGTTTCTATTCTACCATTAATATAGTTTTCAAATCCTGATTGAGAGCCGTCTTTAGTTCCATATATTTGAAAATAGTCTCCATTAGGATCTTCATTTAAATTAACAGCTATATCTACGAATTCGTCTTCTTGTGCTAGTGTTATTTCTTTTTCATCAGCAATTTCAATATAATCATATCCTGTAACAGTTTTAACATCAGATATTAATCCTAAAGATATTTCATAATTTGCAGTTGAAAGTATTGCATCAGATCCTGTCCCAAAAAAAGTTTCAGAAAACTCTAAATTTTTGTTAGCGTCTGACATGTGTATTAGTGCAGGTACTTTAATTTCAATATATTTTGAAAAAGAACTATCAACTAAAGTAAATGGATTAGGATTTTGAACCTCAAAGCTTGAAGAGTTTAAATAAACAACAGAAGTAAAATAACCATATTCTCCTGAATTTCTTTTTGCTTTTACTTGGAATAAAAATCCTTCGTATCCTCTACCACTAAAACTATATCCTGTTCTTAAGTGAAGTCTTATAGTATCATACCATACTGCCTGTACTTGTGAAGATTGAACAACTCCTAAATTAGCAGAACTTGTTCCTTCCCATTCTTGAGAATTTAAATAATCTAAATCATTTCCTAAAAGTGCTAATGTATTTGAATTATCAGTTGGTACTGCATAGTATCTTCCAACTTCTCCCGGTGCTGTTTTAATTGTATTACCTGTTTCCTGTTCTGGTCTTGCATATAAAGAATTAGCTCTGTCACCAACCATTAAATTACCTCCAATAAAAGAAGTACCTAATGCGTTTTCATAAGAGTATGTGTAATTTCCATTTGTATTAGGACTATAAGTTACT